TTTAGCATTAAAGTCAGATTCAGCTAATTTAATAAAGTCATCAGCTATCTCATCTGTTAAGTCTGTTCTGTTTAACCAATTGGCTAATGCTGTTTTTAATCCTGAATATGTTGTTAGTGCCATTTTAACCCTTCATGTATTTTGGTAATTTAGAATGTTTTAATGATGACCATGTTTGAACACTAGGGCCAAAATGTTTTGCTTCTAATTTATTAAATTTATGACCTTTTATAGGTTTACCTTGAAAGTCATATCTTTTGTAATTACGTAATTCATTAGCATTCATTTGGGAAACTTTTTTACCACTTTTTGGATCCCATTTGTTTTTCCAGCTAGTTTTTTTAACACCAACCTTATATACTTTTTTTTTAATTTGTTTATCAGCAAATTTTAATATGCCTCTACTTATAGTTCCCCACATTATAAACTCCCTTCAGCTGTTCTGAAATATCTAAACTCATTACTATTAAGTTTAGTTCTCATTATTTTTCTTTGAATATCTTTTGGTAATTGAAACCAATTATTAGTTCCATTGTATTCTTTAGTCCAGATCGCTAGTATTAAAGGTGGAATACTTGCCACTCTTTTCATCTCTTTTGCTTTACTTAAATAACCTTTATCATGATTGTAAAGATCTTTGTTTCTTTTTAACAAAGGGTTTACATCTTGAGAGTTATTAATAGTTAAAGCACCATTAGATTCTTGAATATATTTAGTTTTTATTCCACCATCATATTCTATTGATCTTATTCTAGCCATAAATTATTCAGTTAGTTCTGTAACGTATAATTCTCCGTCTGCTCCACCAACTCTTAATACTGCAATTTTTTCTCCAGCTGAAACTTTAATAATTTCAACTTCTGCTGCAGGTAAGTATGTTGTAGTTGCTGCTGCTGTAGGTGATACTGCTACTTGTATGTGACAAGCAATAGTACTAACTACTCTTATGTATTCTGTTCCATCTGTAAATGCTGCACTTGCAGAAGAAGATGCTGCAGAAGTAAGTTTAAGTACAGTTCCATGTCTTAATCCGTAATTCATATTTTATTCCTTTGTTATTTTGGGGATGTTACCACCCCCAGTATTTAATTATCTTCTTATTACAAATGTTACTACTAATTTTTTAGCACCACTTGATGCTCCATTAGTAATCATTTCTATTGTTCCATCTTCTAAAACGTCATTAGCTGCTGTAGGTACTGCTGTATCTACATCTCCAGCTGCTGAACCTGAGTATGCAACAGTTATGCCACCACCAGTTATTGCAGTTCCACCTATTTCAAAAGATATTCCTGCATTTACAGATGTAATTGCACCTTGAAGTGCAGTTATAATTTTAATAATTTTTCCACCATCTGGTACAGCTACAAAAGTAGATGACCCTGTGCTAATATCAGCAATAGTTGAAGTTAAAAAATAGTCGTTTAATGTTCTCATTTTGTTTCCTCATTGTTCCGATCATAACCCCTCTCTGATCTTCAATGTTTTTAAAGTACTAGGGGAGTAGTATTGAGGTTACTCCCCTATATACGTATATTTATTATGAAGTAGTTAGATCCATAACTGAACCTGAAGCACCTTCATTTCTTGATTCAAGAGTAGCTTCTACTAAAAGTTGTCTTTTTTCAGAGTCACCAGTCTTAGCAAGTTCATGCATAGAAAAGTCTCTTAAGAAAGCAACACCCCAGTAATCCATATCAAGTACATAAGCTTCTCTATCTCTAGAGAATCTATTAGGTACTACTTGCAATTGACCGAAGTCAGATGCGTATACGTCAACTTATGTGTATAAAGTAGCTTCTGCACCAGCATCAAATCTAGTACTATTACCAGTAAATCCTGATAATTTTTGTTTGTTGAAAGGGCCAACCATAATCATAGAAGGATCCCCACCAGCATTCCATACTGACTTAATTACTGATTTTAATTGAGACTCTGTGAAAGCTCTTTGAGTACCATTTGTGTGAGCTGCATTTCCTGCACCTGCACCAGAAGCACCATCTGAAGCTAAGTCATCATTAGTTACTACCCAAGATCCAAGTGCACCCAATTGTCTTGCGGCTGATGCTGAACCTGTTACTTCAAGATTGTTAGAAGTAATAGTACTTTCCATGTCTCTTTTTAGCTCTTTAGCTTTTTTAGCTATTTGATAAGCGATCTCAGATGCTCTACCTGCTTTGTCTACAGATTCTTGAGTTCCTGTTATAACTACAGTTTTATCCATAATTTGAGAACTGTTAGAAAGTCTAGTAGTTGCGACAGATGCGTCTAAAGTTGCTTCGTCACCTTCGATAACAGCATTGTTTGTTACTGCTGCTGCTAAGGCGTCTGTTTGCCATTCGTGAAGAACTGCAGTTGCTTTTGTTTTAGCTGCAGAACTAAGGAATGGTGTATCTGTTGGTGAGATACTATAGATAACGTCAGAAAGATCTTCTCTTTCACCGACTGAATCATAAGTATCAAACGTGTTTGTTGGCTGTGCCATGTTTATTTCCTTTGTTGAGATTTAAGATTAATCATATCGGCTATGGCATTACTAGCATCTTTAATATGCCCAGTTTTCCGTAGCGTATTGATTTTATTTCTTATTTGCTCTCTACCTGAACTATTGCCTGATTTTGCAACACCAGCTTTTAAAACTCTAGGGGCATTAGCAACCTTCTTAGATGTTAATGGTCTTTTATCCTTTTGGGATTGAAAGCTCATAGCATCTTTTGCTACCATTAAAAATCTATGGTCTGCAAGGCTACCAATTTCCTGATCATTAAAACCATAATTTCGTAACGAATTACGTAAACTAAGTTTAAAAGTATCAGATTTATTAGGGTCGTTAAACTCTGGTATTTTTGTTGCAGCTAAATCTCTTTGTGCTTCAAGGTAAGTTTCATACTGTTGAGTTTGAATCTCTCTTGCTTTACTTTTTAATCCTTCTATTCTGCTACTTTCTTGTCTTAATTCAAAGTCAAGTCTAGATGCAGATGTAGGATCTTCTTCATAAAGTTTAGCAAGGTCTTGTCCACCTTGTTTGTTTTTCACAAATTGATCTGCTGTCGATATTAAATCATTTAGCTCTGATAAACGAGTGTCATAAGTTTGACGCAAACTATTCTTTTGTCCTTCAAGATCTCTCTTTTCCAAACCTAAAGTATGAGTTTTTTGTCTATAATCCGAGTCTCCAGAATATCCTGCCTTCAGCTCATCGAGGCTCACCTCTAACTCTTGACCACTTACTTTTACTCGGTGGAGTTCAGGTGTCTCTAATTCTGTTGTAGTTTCTTCTTCAGTCTCAGTATTTTCAGTTGTCTGTTCTATTGGAGTTTCTTTCGACTCAGATTGACTCTCTTGAACTTCCTGTTTCTCAGGAATTGACTCTGTAGGTTCTGCTTTAGTTTCTGGTACTTGAGTGTCCTCTTTAGGATTCAGTAAACCTGAAATTTTTTCTGCTGCACCTTTTATGCCTTGTATTGGTTCTGCCATATCGTTCCTTTTGTTGGTTGACGAAATTGAAGTTTCGTTAGATTAACTTCGTTTATTTAATTGCTCGATGTCTGCTTGAGCTAGCTTTCCACTTGACATAACACTTAGTAAATGTCCTTTGATTTTATCCACCATATTAAAGGCTACCCAAAGGTTTCTACGAGTATCATCGTCTGCGAAACTTGTATTAAAGATCTCTAGTCTGTAAATTTCAGAAAGATCTTCAAATGCTTTTTTTAGAAGGGGATCGTCCAGCAGTTGCTGGGCTCGTTTGCCCTCCCTGATTAGTATTTCCTTGTCCATTTTTAAAGAAGTTTTGTTGTCCTTTTATTATCTCTTTCATTAGATCGCCTGATTTATTTAGATCAGCACCTTCTAACATTGATCTTCGTTTAAGTTCTAACTCATCAATTTTGGTATTGTATTTCAATTCCATTTCTTTGATAGCTAGTTCATAATCTAGAAGTGCTTGTCTCATTCTACCTTCTATACTCTTGCTCTCCGTTTCAGCTTTTAACTGAGCACGTTGATTTTCACCTTGTACTTGAGCTAGTGTAACCTTCTCAAATTCAGTAGGTGGCTTAGGAGGAATAGGTGGCATTTGTGCTGCTCCCACTTCTGGATCCATGAAGTATGGTTCTATACTATTTAGACCTGCATTTTCAACTAATTTTTTCAAAGAGTTGTAAATATTTCTTAGATTAACCATTGGGCCATGAACATTTTGTTGTAAATTGATTGCAGACATTTGTCTTTCTAATATCGCATTCATTAATATCAATTGTTGTTCTTTTGACCCAGTACCTAATCCTACTTGTACTGTAATATTAACTCTGTCTTTCCATTCGTAAGGTCTCATAGGAATATACTTTCCTCTAATTCTTACGATTTTTTCTTTATTTTGGTATTTGCAAGTAAGTTCAAACATCTTTAAGGCTAGATCTTTTACACCAGTCTCAGCAAAGATTCTGGCAATTAACTCCATTCTCATTTGTGATTGTGTTAGAATTTGGTTTTGGCCAGTTGCTGTATTGTTTAGCGTATTTGCATCTAGCCCTTGTGATTGTCTCGTTACACCTGTTCTAGTTTCCTTAACTGAATCTAGGTAGGCTAACATACCACTTGCTTGTTCTGTAATGGGTTGAGCCTGAATAGGCATCATTACATTTTGAGGAGGTTGTTTTGTTCTTACAATTCCCCCTGGACGATTTGTTAAGAGATCATCCATAGACACTTGTCCATCTTGTACTGCAACTCTGTTGTTATTTGTTAGATACATATTATCTAACATCTGTCGCATTACAGTTGATTTTATTAATTGTATATCTTCTACTAATTCAGCTACACTTCTTCCATAGAATCTGTGTGGCATGATAACTGGAGTCATAGATACAAAAGGCATTGAATCTATTTCTTCCATATCAAGAAATTTCTTACCATCACCTGCTACAGTAATTTTCATTAATTCTGATTTACCACTTCCATCTACATCCATTCTAATGTAGCATTCATGGATTAAAACATTTTGTGTACTTTTATCTCCACTTGTTTCACCATGAGAAAAGTCTACACTTTGATGTCTAGCCATTTTATCATCAGTATAAAAATCACCATCACCAGTAGGTAATGATTCAACTAAATCTTTATCATAGCCCATCTCAACTAATTCTGTTCTTGTTTTGTTCACTCTATGACAAACAAAGTTTGCAGTATCAATTGATTTACATCTACGTTCAATTAAAAATTCTTCAGGTGGAACAGGTTCTATTCTAACCTTTCCATATAATTTTGTTCTTTTAATAACTACATCATGTAGTTTAACTTTATCAATTTCTTTACCAGCATCATCTGTAATAGCTTCTTCGTATTCAGTATGATTTTTTACTTTAACTTCTTCAGAAGTAAGTAGATCTTCTAATTCGTAATCTGTTAATCTTGTGTATTCTTCTCTTTCAGTTTTTTCAGCATTATCCCAATATACTTTTAGGATTCCATTTTTTTGAATTAGTGCATCTTTGAAAGCTGTATATAAAGCAAGGAAGCCATCATTCTCTTTATAAAAGATATAGTTTAAATAGTCAGAACATTGTCTAGCCATTTCTTCATCTTCAGGCCCCATACCTTCACAGTTAAATACATTATCACCTGCTGTAAAAATTCTCATCAATGATGGCATTAAACTTTCAACTGTATCTAATACATCATTAGAAACAACTTGGGATCTACCTTCTTGTTCATTACCAAGAGGTTTTCCTAAATAATATTCTAACGATTTTTTTCTTCTTGATACAAGTTCTCCACCAATATAACCTGATGAATTATGTATCTCTCTGCTTACTATTGATAATATTTCTTGATTTGATTTTTTGTTTTTTTTCATACTACGTATTTTGTATCTATATTAATTGGTTTATCCCAGTCTGATGTATCTATTGGGTCATGTACACATCCATATCTAAATGCATCACTTGCGTGTGAGCACCAGTCATGAAGTGGTTTATTTTTAAATACTTGATTCTTGTCGTCCCATTGTTTTCTATATTGTCTTAAAGCGTCTAAGCCCTGTTTACATTTAACTCTGTCAAAATAACAGCTGCCTAATGTATTTCTTACTGATTCAATTCCATGATCTACTTCTAACTTAGGTGCTACTTCAAAGTCAATACCCAATTCTTGAGAAACTTCTAACCTTGATTTACCTGTTCCAAGCTCTCTCGCCATAATGTCGTGAGGTGCTATATGTCTGCTATATGCGTAATCTTTATTAGATAGTACATCAGCATAGTGTGCTAAAGATTCTCCTGAAGTTTCGTAATAATCTATTAAGTGAACTTCTTGTCCTACTCTTTGTGCAAACCATATTGCAGTAGAATCTCCAATACCCAAGTCCCACCAAGTTTCTACACCAACAGCTTCGTCTACAGGTACTTCTCCAATTCTTTTTTCTTTA